TAACATTATATCAAACCCCCCCCCCCATCCACCCCACACATAAAAACACCCCCGCCCCTCCCCCTATTCAAAAACATGCCCCCCTGCCATACACAAAAAAATGTTCTAAAACGGACATTTGATAAAATCCACCTCTCCCGGAAAACAACGGAAAAGACCCATGACCGACAGGCTGATGGTACACGTGAGGGGGAATATGATATGTGTGCAAGCGGGATGTACACCTCCTCACCCCCCACCCTCTACATATAGCGGTGGCACGGTGCCCCCGCGTTAACTTCTAAAAATTAAGGATTATGGAAAGCATCAAGTTTCAGGAAAACAACAACTATCAGGATTACGTCGCATCGTATTTCTTCAGGTCACTAGGCCTGGAGGACGTGAAGTTCACCACCAAGGTGGTGGATGTAAAAGACGAGAAGGTCATCCTCATCGAAGTCACTGGCGTTCAGCCAAGTGATGGAAAGAAGATAGTATACACGCTGTGGCCAAGAAACAAGGCCACTGAGGGTGACCTGGCAAAGCTGAAACAGTACCCAGTCGACTTTGATTTCAGAATCGGTTTCTACACGAATCCCGAGACCGGCGAAGTCACTGCATCCGCGCCGAAGCATCTGCTGGCTACCGGCGAAAAGCGCGAGTTTGTTGCCGAATAAGCTGAAGCCCCAGCAATGGGGCTTTTCTCTTTAGCTAGCCGACTCAAAAGGAAATGTCATCCGGCTCAACTGGATGACAGGGATTATGGGATTGCGGAAACGAAAGAGCGAAACTCAGTTGGCAGTTTCGGCTCCGACGGATTTACGTTTCGTAGGATTGCAAAATTTGGTGACAGGATTTTATAGTATATAGTATTATTATACTATATACTATAACTTCACTGAAACTGCGGATGGGTCGAGTTTCGTTTCCCCTTTCGTTTCAGTTTCGTTTGGTTTCGGAACGAAAGTGCCTATTTAATTTTTGCTTTACCGGCCAACAATCCGGTTTTGCATCTTTTATTTAGGCTTCCCATTTTGTTTCTCTTTTTTAACGGCTTATTTTTAATTTTCTTTTCTTGGATGAGTAATTTATCATCTTTGTATTTTTAATTAAAAATAAATCGTTTTTCTTTTTATCTAGGACTATTTCTCTTTCTTACTATGGAAAAGAAAACAATTAAAAAGTTTATTCTTGTATCCCTTCTTGGAAAAAAATACAGGATTCTCTCGCGCGAAGAGTATCTCGCCTTTCTCTCTTTCAAAGAGAACCTGAAGAAAAACTGATTCTTTCTTCTCTCTTCTCTTCTTGTCTGAGATGATGACACAGCCCTCCTCACCGTTTTTTCTCTTTCCCAGTTTTTTCTTCGGTTTCATCATTTTTCCTTTGTAAACCGTTTTTCCTGGGAGATGATAAAATCCGGTGGTTCCCCCTGCACCCCTTCCTTATATTTTTCTTTCTTTTTATTTTTCTTTGAATTTATGAAAAGATGAAATATATATTATAAATATAATATATTTTCATGGAAAAATGCAAGTGGTGGTGCACTTCAGATTTCTTTTACGGCAGACCTCAATGCGGTTCTGAAGTCCAGTAGCCGGCCACGGTGAAGCCAACATGCCGTTTTCTTACTTTCAATATGTCATCCCCTCCGCAATCACATATCGTATACGGGAACTTGCAGCGGAGGGGAAGCAATGGGCACAGACGCGAAGTCTCTGCCCATTTTCTTTTGAAGTTCAACTTTTAACTAAGTAATATCATGTTTCTAATTTTCAGATTTCAAGTGCGCCCGGACAGTGCCGGACGCTCTTTTCACAGGCAGTGTATTCCGCCTGTATTTTTTCATCAGAATGTACTAAAAGTGATATGCCATGTATAAGGTAATCGGAGACTGCCGTACTCTCAGGGAGTACAGGATTAAGGTTTATCAGTGCGGTTATAAAAGCCGTGAGCGTTTCTCGAATATGACGGAGTTTCTTGATTTCTGTCACAAAAAGAATCTCACCTCGGAGAACAGCCTGACATGGTGGAACGAGAAGAAGCAGCAGATGCATATAGCCTATTGAATATGGTATATACATTCAGGTTCTTCAATTTCCGTCGCAAGGTGATAGTGGTGGCGGACAGCCTTGACTCGGCGATGTCTGTTCTCTCCCCGGAGCAGAGGAACGACTTGAAGGGGACAACAATAAGGAAATGTATAATGAGGATAAACAGCACAGGAAATGAGACAGGTGTACAGAATTATTGCAGGAGCCTTAGAGGGTGTCCTTAGGATTGAGCATATCATATACTGCATGACCGATACCAGGGTGGAGCTTCCGTTCCATGCGGAATACTACAGGCGTGCAAATGAGAGATACATGAGATATGTTGAGGGCAGGTTCAGGAGGACCTGGCTCACCTATGAATAGGGACAGCAGGATGAGGAGGGCTATGCAGCTTCTGCGAAGCCCCAGGCTGTCGAATGACGAGGTCTGCGAGCTGCAAGACCTTTCGTGCGAGCTGGATTTGACTGTCCAGGACGTCATTGAATATGCGGAGCAGGAAAACAGGATTGAAAGTCCTGAAACAAATATTAACAAATTAAAATCAAAGTTATTATGAAAAAGTTTTTCGTTGTAAGAGTGTACTCTGACTTTACACTTGGAGGCTCTATGTTTGCGTCGGACAACGTGGATGACGCAAAGAAATTTGCGGAGCTTATGGCTAGGAACTACGGTGACTGCAACTATACCGTTGTCCAGGTGGAGAAATAGTCTTCAGGGGTGCAGCTTGCAGGAAGTGTTCACGGTTCGAGTCCGTGCACCCCGCGAATTTCAATATTCATCATTCTTTTTAACAACTTTTAACACATTGTAACATGAACAACATTATTGTGGAGAAGTCAGTCAAGGCACTGGCCGGTACAGTCTATTCAGATTCAGCAGAGTACGAGAAGACTGTTGAGCGCCTGTTCGGCGAAGGATGCGAAATTGTAAGGAAGGAGGGGAAGAACTGCAGCAGGCTGGACGTGTACCGGAAAGGCACATACTGCATACTCCTTGATGACAAGTCGGCAGGATGTCCTGTGATTTTCACTACCGTAGATTTCTTTGACAGCACAATCCAGCCGTGGAGGGTCGGCTTCTTCCGCGAGTTCAAGGCGGACAAGCAGATGTTCTCCGTCCTTGACAGGAACATGCAGGAGCAGACGGTAGACGCCGTACTTCCGCTTGAGAAATACCGCAAGTATATAGACACCAAGAATATCCCGTCAAGTACAACCGAAACACTTTATTGATTATGGGGAAGACGGCACTGATGCTGATTGCATCACTTATGCTCCTGTTTCCCGAGGCAAGGGCCTCTGTACAGGACTATGTGAGGAACGGAAACGAGTACTCCGCAGCAAGAAAGTCTTCTGAATCCACGGATGTGAAGACCACTTTTGTCTGGAAGGATTCGAAAGGTAATGTATATGACATATACATCACGAAGAACAACGCCTGCTATGTCAACAGGGTATCATCTAAGACAGGCAAGCCGTACAGGCAGTACCTGTCAAAGGAGATTGCAGCTGACATAGCAAAGTCAATGAACCGTAAACAAAAGGAGGACAAGTAATTATGGAAGTAGTAGGTTATATCATTCTGGTTCCGATTCTTATAGCATACATATACTGGTTCGGAAACTGGCTGCTGATTCCGTTCAAGCTTAGGAAGATGCAGGAGACAATGATGGAAATCCACAGGACTCTTAAGAGCATAGACAGGAAAATCTATGAGAATACGAAGTAACACTATTGTTTCATTCTCTGAAAGTCACTATATTGCACACACTTTTGGAGAAGAGAAATACAGTGTCACGTTCAATTATAGTTTTATTGTACGGGCTGTGGTGCATCGCATTGCAGCCCTAAATTTTCTTTTATTTATGACAACAGCAGATATTCAGAAAAAGGCAAGCCGCCTGTATCCGATATCCGGAGGCAGGGGCTATCCGAGGGAGGAGCAGGCAGCCTATGTGAAAGGCTACATGGACGCTGTCAGGGACATGAGCGAACCGAATGACGGAGACTTCTTCGAGAAGGTCGCTAAGGGACTTAAGGAACTGTGGCCATCCGGCGAGAAGTCAAGCAAGTATCCGTGGCAGGAGTCTGTGCCGAACCTTGTGAAAAGGCTCCAGTTCATCTGGAAGGAGCGCGGGCTTAAGGACCGGTACACTGTGGACGACTGTATGCAGGCGGGAAGAAGATATCTCTCGCAGTTCGAGAGGGATGTCACATATATGCAGACACTGAAGTATTTTGTCTTCAAGCAGGAGAAGAGTGTCGCAAGCAACGGAAGGATTACATATACGTACAAGTCATCCCTGGCTGACCTTCTTGACGGACAGAGGAAGGAGGAATGGATGAGACAGGAGATGGAGGGTACGCTGATATGATTGAAGGTACAAACTCAACTCTCGGTCTTACCGATGGGGAGTTCTCGGGATATGCCGCTGTAGTGAATGACATAGGAACCGTTACAGAAGTCCTGGAGAATCTGAAGGAGAGAAGGGAGAATGCCATCAAAGGGGGCACGAACTGTATCCCGCTTCCGTTTCCAAGGTTCAGAAGCGAGTTTCCGGGGATAGAGCAGGGGCAGTATGTGATTGTGTCAGCTGTGCAGAAGACAGGAAAGACGCAGCTGTCCAATTTCATATATCTCTTCCATGTTCTGGACTACTGCTTCGAGCATCCGGAGAAATGCTCTGCGCATATAATCTATTTCGCCCTTGAGGAGGCGGTGCAGAAAATCATAGAAAGGTATCTTTCATATCTTCTCTATAAGCTGGACGGTATACGCATTTCGCCGTCCGACCTTCGTTCCACGTCATCCGACTATCCTGTTCCGGAGGATATTCTTGACAAGCTTGACAGCGACAGGTACCAGGAGAGGATAAAGTTCTTCAATGAGTGCGTCGAGTTCAACACCGAGGACACCAACCCGACAGGAATATTGAGGGTGTGTGAGGACTATGCGAAATCCGTCGGAAAATATACTACACACAAGATACCGTCCAGGGCAAACTTCACGAAAGAAGTCGAAGTGTTTGACTCCTATGTGCAGGATGACCCGAACCATTACAAGATAGTCATCATCGACCATATCGGACTTGTTGACAAGGAGCAGGGATTTCGGACCAAGGATGCGGTGGACAAGATGAGCGAATATCTTGTGAAATATCTCAGGAACAGGTTCAACTACACCTGTGTCGCAATACAGCAGCAGGCTTCCGAATCGGAGGGGCTTGAGGCTGTAAAGCAGAAGAGGATGGTTCCGACCATAGCCACGCTCGGCGATACAAAGTACACAGGACGTGACTGCGACATTGCCCTAGGCCTGTTTGACCCGTCCAAGTTCGGCCAGTCAACATGGCTCGGGTACAAGATACAGGACGAGTCAAACCAGGGGCTGCGTAACTATGGCCGGTTCATGTACATAATGGCAAACAGGAACGGCGAGATGGGTGGAATATGCCCGCTGTTCTTTGACGGCGCCGTATGCAGCTTCGAGGAGCTCCCGAAGCCTGATGACATAAACGCTATTACGCAGTATTATGTCAAGGCGCAGGACATAAAGAGCTACCGTCATCAGAGGAGGGCAAGCGCTCTTCTTCTTATAACATTAATCAAGAAAATCTTAAACAAGTAATCATGGCAAAGACAATTTTAATCTGCGGAAAGACCGGAACCGGTAAGACCTCCGCAATCAGGACACTTGACCCAAAGGAGACAGTAATCCTAAAGGTAATCAACAGGACTCTTCCGTTCAAGTACAATGGACTGTATGGAAAGGAGCAGAAGAATCTGTACTCCACACCTACTTATGATGCCGTTCTCAAAGGACTTGAATGGGCGAACAAGCAGCCGCACGTCAAGAATGTCGTCATAACCGACGGAACATACATCATCAGGCAGGAGTTCTTCAAGAAAGCGAACATCAAGGGGTACGACAAGTTTACTGAATTTGCGATGCACATGCAGCAGATTCTGAAGGCTATCCAGGACCTGCGTGATGACATCAAGGTGTTCATGGAATATCATGTGGACAGCCAGGTCACTGATTCAGGTATCACAGAGTACAAGCCAGCCACTGTCGGCAAGCTTCTTGACTCGCAGTACAACATCCTTGAAAATGTGGACATAGTCCTGTTTGCAAGTCCTATGTATGAAGACAAAAGCATCACATACGGATTCTACACCAATAGGACGCTCGACAGGAACGGTGCGGAGATTCCGGCGAAGTCCCCTATGGGAATGTTCGATGAGGAGTTCATTCCGAATGACCTTGCCGTTGTGGCAAAGAAGATAGACGAATACTATGGTTAGGGATGAGCTGCAGGAAAGAGCTGTCAAGTCGCTTGAGCAGAACAGGAGGCTCATCTGCCAGTGGGCGACAGGCACAGGAAAGAGCAATGTCGTCCTCAAGTTTCTTGAAAGGCATCCTGGAATGGCATGCCTCATACTCGTGCCGGAGCAGGACAACATACAGAACTGGGAGTACGAGTTTGACAAGTTCGGAATCGTCATGTGGAATGTCACTGTCGTATGCTATGCCTCTCTTCACAAGTACGAGCACACGAATTGGGACCTGCTGGTATTCGACGAGGCACCTCACATGGACACTGTCAAGCGAAGAAACATATGCAGGTCAGTGACAGGGACATATGTGCTTGCACTTGGCGCAGTCATAGACAGCGACGAGCTTTCCGCCCTAGAGCTGTCGTATGGGAAGTTCGCAATGTCTTACGTCTCTCTTAAGAATGCCATAGACTGGGGCATATTGCCGTCACCCAAGGTAAATGTGTGGCACATAACCATGGACAGCACATCCAGGAAGCATCTGCATAATGGTCAGAACTTCACTGACATGGAGATGTACAGGATACTTCAGAAACATGTCGACGACGCGATGTCGCTGTACAAGTTCAAGCCCACAACCTACAACAAGATAAGGATGCTCCGTGCCGGGAGTGAGCGCAAGCTGTTCCTCGGCAGGCTAAAGGAGAATGCGGTAAGGCTTATATGCGACTATCTCGAGCAGCACGACAAGAGGTTTCTATGCTTCTGCTCGTCAATACAGCAGGCGGAGAGCCTGTGCAAGGAACATGCTCTTACGTCACATACGCCTGCATCCGCAAATCTTCTCGACAAGTTCAACAGCCATGAGATAGACTCGCTGTTTGTGGTTGGCAAGCTTATCGAGGGGCAGAACCTTGTCGATATAGAGCACGGTATAATAACCCAGCTTGGAGGGACTTCAAGAATCACTGTGCAGAGCGTCGGAAGGATAATGAGAAGCAAAAGTCCGACAATATGGATACCCATATTTGACAAGACAAAGGATACCAGCTTTTTATACACATTAACTTCCAATATACCAAGCAAATACATTTCACATTATAACTTTTAATTCATTTTCTTAATTATTATTACCAATATGGTTACTACAAACAAGAAGCTCATCAAGGAAATCAAGAGCATCATCTCATCATCAGAGAATGCAAAAAAGCTTGCCGAGCAGGAGCTTGACAAGATTGACGCAAAGTACAAGGCGCTTGCGGAGAAGGAGAAGTCTGACCTCAGCAAGACGCTGAAGCTGCTGGACACGCAGATTGCATCATACAGGTCGATGCTGTGTGATGACGGCCAGTGCGGGAATAATGCGGAGGAGACTGAACCGGAGCCGGAGATAGTCGATACCGTGTTCCACGAGAATAACGGGGCCGCAGAGTGTGAAGAAAAGGAGGAGGGAGTACAGGATACTGTAGATGAGAAGGAGCAGAGCGCTGACGAGCCTGAACAGGAGCAGTCCGGTTCCGCAGATGCAGACGGTGATGGCGGTGAAGACCTGGAATGGCCTGAAGACAGCGGTAATGAACAGCAGGAAGCCTCTGATGCCGGTGCAGAGAACAGCGATGACGAGGATGAATGGCCAGACGAGCCGGAGGAGTGGAACTGATAAACCGCAGTCATGGGATACTATACAGACTATTCCCTTACGTTTAAGGGCAACAAGGAGCAAATAAGCAACTTGAAGAGGGAGCTGCTGGAAGCAAGCAGAAACGATGACTGTATGAAGGAACTTCTTGAAAGCGGCTATGTCTCAGATGCGAAACTATACAATATTTCCGAATGGATAAATGAGCTTGCCGAGAAATATCCAGATGTGCTGATAGTGCTTTCTGGTGATGGTGAAGAACCAGATGACATATGGGAATCCAGATGGAAAGGAAAGTCCTTCGAGACGCATAACGTAGAGATGCCGCCTTTCACAAATCCAGAACTTATTTATTAACAATTAATTATCTTTTACAATTATGATTGAAAACGCAAATGCAAGCAAGATGCCTGCAGAGGGAGAATTCTTCGACATCCGAAAATACATCGGTGTCGCATCAATAAACATTCTCGCTGTCAATCCTGACAATGAGAAGCTTCGCAAGTACGGATGGCAGATTCCCGAAGATGCTGACGAGCCTAAATACATAATCACAAGGGAGGATGCCAGCGGAAAGACAACTAGGTCATCGCGCATAAGCTTCCTTGTCCAGATACAGGACATTGAGGACAAGCCGGTAATAGCTTTGAACTTCTTCTGCCGACCGGATGTGATGGTGAACAAGGACAACACAAAGTGCAAGATTATAGACGAGTACGGACGCACAGCATGGGCGACAAAGGACGATATAAAGGGCAGACGGATTCCTGTCTACAAGGATGGCAACCCGGCGAACATTTCCACCCCGTACAGGATGTGCCATTTCGGCGAGGAGGAGCTTGTATCGTTCCTGTTCAAGTACCTCAACATCACACCGCTGCAGATATTTGACAAGGCAAGGAACCAGTGGACTCCTACAAAGAACCCAGGGCGCCTTACTATAGACAACTGGAATGCGGTATGCGATGCCAACGTGCGTGAGATTGCAACATATCTTGCAAGCCAGCCGGAGAACAGGGTAAAGGTGGTTCTCGGTGTAAGAACTACAGACGAGAACAGGTCATACCAGACTTTCCTCAACACAGGGTTTATAGGAAACGGCGCAAGGGCAGACATCAACACAGGCGAATATACTACTGCGCGCAAGCTCATAGACAAGTATTTCGAGAACCGCGACCAGTCGAGCTACATCTTCGATGCAAAACCTGTAAAGGAATGGAAGGTCGAGGCATCCGAGGTGAAGGAGAGCCATACAATGTTCGATGACAATGGCAACTATGCGCTGTCGGATTCAACCGATGACCTGCCTTTCGAATAATGATTGCAAACACAAAGAAAAGCAGCCTGTCCATACGGCGCGACGACATATCCATGTCAGACAGGGATATAGTCAGACGCTATATAGGGATAGACAGCTTTCCATGCAAGATTGCATCGCCACTGCGCGATGATGACGACCGTCCTTCTTTCTCTATGATGGAGAAGGACGGTCTGATTATATGGAAGGACTTCGGGACAGGAGACAGCGGCGACGCCACATCACTTATGTCAAGGCTGTGGCATGTCACATATTCGGAGGCTCTTCTGAAGATAAAGGCAGACTCTGACTATACCATTCCGAAGGCAAGCCTGATAAGAAGGTATAACGGCAAGGTTCACATAACAAGCAGCTCGTCGATAAAGGTGAAGGTAAGGGAATGGAAAGACTGGGACATAGAGTTCTGGAGTTCCTTCGGAATACCATGGCAATTCGCCGAGTGGTGCAATGTGTACCCTGTGTCGTATGCATTATTCACAAAGGAAGTGAACGGGGTAAGCCGCACCGTGACAGTTCCCATGGACAAGTATGCCTATGCATACTTCGAATGGAAGGACGGAAAGGAGAGCATAAAGCTGTACCAGCCGTACTCCAGGGATATGAAATGGCTGTCCAAGCATGACTCCTCAGTATGGGACCTGTGGAAGCAGGCATTCATGTATGCGGACATGAAGTCGGACGAGAACGTGATAATAACCTCGTCGAGAAAGGATGCAATGTGCCTGTGGTACAATCTTAAAGTTCCTGCCATGTCCATGCAGGGCGAAGGCTATCTGCCGAAGCCTCATGTGATGCAGCAGGTCGTTGACAGGTTCAGGCATGTATATCTGTGGTACGACAATGACTTCAAGCACAAGGACGACAATCCCGGGCAGGACAATGCGAAAAAACTGATTGACATGTATCCGAGCCTGAGGAATATCTGCATACCGTCAGAACTCAGATGCAAAGACCCTAGTGACCTTGTCAAGGCATTCGGCACCAGTGCACTTTCTGAAATATGGAAATCTCAAAAATGAAATCAACGAAATGGATTTTGAAAAGATTTGTATGATGTTTACTATGAGGGAGCCGTACTACGGCATCCTTCTTTCGTCTATGGAGAGGGTGAAGTCAAAAAGGACAAGAACCATCGGTGTAGGACGTTCAGGCAATGTGTTCCGGCTCGAATACAACGATGGCTTCATAGGGCAGCTCTCTATTGACGAGACCCTTGAGATACTTAAGCACGAGATGCTTCACGTGGCGTTCAACCATTTCTCGCTGTGGGGGGACGAGAATGTCACAAAAGAACTTCATGACATAAGGAACATAGCCGAGGACATGGAAATAAACAGCTATATAAATGTCGGCATTCTTGCACGGCAGAAACCATGTGTGGCTTCCGCATACGGATGGAAGGACAGGCTTGGCACAAGAGAGTATTTTGACAGGCTAATGAATCTTCCCAGGCAAACGATACAATATGGAAATGGGCAGTTTGACGACCATTCCTTATGGCCGAACTGTGACAGCGAAATGGAGAAGGAGCAGTTGGAACAGGTTATTGATGACATGCTTGTACTCGCAGCTGAAGAAACTGAAAAGGGAGGAGGCTCTATTCCAAGAGAACTAAAGATAAAGATAGAGCTGATAAGAAACAGGAAGCATGTGAAGCCTGTGACTGACTGGAAAAGGTTCTTCAGAAGGTATCTTGGAAATGAGTTTACTGAACTTATACGCAAGTCAAGGAGACATGAGTCGAAAAGATTTGAAGGGGCTGCAGGTAACACGCACAGACGCAAATCCAGCATACTTGTAGCCATAGACACCTCCAACTCAGTGTCAATGCCTGAATACAATGAATTTTTCGACCAGATAAACACCCTGTCGCAGACAGCCAATTTCCACGTGGTGGAATGTGATACCAGAATACAGCACGAGTATGACTACAAGGGAAAACCGAATCAGGTACTGCACGGAGGAGGAGGCACATTATTCCAGCCTCCAGTGGACATGTACATCAAAAACAGGAAAAAGTATGACGCGCTTGTATATTTCACCGATGGGGGTGCTGTCATCCCAAAAAACACACCAAGAGAAACACTATGGGTAATATCATCTAAAGGGGACAAGAACAGAAGCAGGTACAAGGTGAACGGCGCCTCTGCAGTGTTCATACCCGAGCATAAAAAAGTAAAATTTTAATCAACATCATTTTTTCACATCAGATTATGGCAACAGGAACAGTTTCTATGAATGAGGTCAAGAACCTCATAAACTACACAATCGACAACAATGTAAAGCTTCAGGAGGACGGTAAAATGCCGATAGCCATCTCGCTCGAGGCATCTGCAGGAATAGGAAAGACCTCAATTGTAAGGCAGATAGCAGCTGAAAGAGGGATGGGATTCACAAAGCTCAACCTCGCACAGCTTGAGGAGGCAGGTGACCTTATAGGGTTTCCTATAACAGAGTACGAATGCCAGATGGCAAAGAAGGTGAAGGACAAGGACGGCAACATCAAGGCACAGATTCTTCCAGGGACAGTATGGCTGAGTGCAAAGCAGATAGAGTCCATCGACAAGGGCACTATGATAAAACAGACAGGAAAGAACAGGATGAGCTATGCGAAGCCTGCATGGGTTCCTGAATACAATGAGAACGGGAACATCTGCCTTCTTGATGACTTCACAAGGGCCAATCCCCAGCTTCTGCAGGCAGTAATGGACCTTGTCCTTGAGCAGAAGTACATATCATGGTCGCTTCCGAAAAGGACAACAATAATACTGACGTCAAATTGTGATGATGGAACAGCAAATGTGAACTCACTGGACGAGGCTCAGTCGACCAGGTTTCTGAACTTCGAAATAAAATGGTCACAGGACGCATGGGCCATGTGGGCAGAGGCCGCAAAGGTTGACGGAAGGTGCATCAATTTCGTCCTGTCATATTCAGACGAGCTGTTCAATGCTGACGAGGAAGGAAACAGGATATGTAATCCGCGTTCATTCTCGATGTTCGCAGACATGATTTCCGGAGTAAAGGACTGGGATAACGCTGAAAGCATAAACTTCATATCCACAATAGCTAAAGGATGCTTCAAGGACGAGGACAACAAGTTCTCAAAAATGTTCTCTATATTTCTCAGGAACAAGATGCACATGCTGATACAACCGCGCGAGATGCTGCTTGGTGACTGGAAAACAGTTCAGCAGAAACTTGAAGCAACCCTGTATGATTCCAACGGACAGTACCGTGCAGACCTGTCGTCACTTCTTGAAAGAAGGTTCACAAACTTTGTCAATGCATGGCTTGACTCAAAGGAAGAAACTCCTATTGCCAAGGTGAAGGAAAGGATTGTGAACTTCATAGACAATGAGGACAGGGGAGGACGGATGCTGTTTAACAGGGACCTGTATTACCACATGCTGAAGAGCATAACGGCAAGTCACAGGAATCAGACAAACAAGCTTATGTTCGAACCGAAAATAGCTAAAATGATTTCTTAAGATGAATGACTATAAATGTATAAAATATAAGAAGCTGTATGTAGGATGTCTTTCTTATGTGGAAGGCGAATCATTCCGCATGTCAACTGCAAAAGAGTATCGTAAATATCAGAACAAGATAGCATGTTATAGTGAAGACGATTCAGTTTATTCTCCAGCCGGATATCTAATGACTGTAATCCGTCATACAATCGACAAGGGCAGAAGTGTGAACAAGATATTTATAGCAAAAGGCTGTCGTGTACCTAAAGACATATACAGAAATACAGGCTATATATTGACAACAGACATGTCAAAGGCAGACACTATAGTTGTACCGTCACCACTGAAATTCACTATCCATTATTTTGATATTGCAGCAGTGAATGGGGACAACCTGCTTCTTCTTAGCTTTTCCATTAACAGAAGACACAGCAATAAGGATGCTATGCTCAGAGAAAAATACTTTGGACAAGCTAAAGACTATCTTGAACAGTGCGGCTACAGCGTACTCCACGATAGCCCTTATTTTATGAAGTACTGCACCATGTTTGAGCCACATGACATATATAAGGACATATTTGACGGAAAGTACCTAGATTCTGACAAGCTGCTTCTCGACGAACTCGCGGTGAAGGTACGGCCCCCCGTAAAGATAAATCTGGACACATTGGAGCTGTGGAAATCATACACGTCAACTCAGATGCTTATACAGAGCATCTGTGCAAGCAACTGGCAGGATTATCCTGTCACACTATGCGTATTTCTTCACGAGGAGGTCAATATTGACACGTCTAATGCGCCGCAGTCCTTTAAGCTTATACTCGAACAGATAGGATACACCGGCACTTCAGCATTCAAGGATGACCTGCGTGACAGAGAAATACAGCCTGATGACTGGAATCTTCTCCAGTCATACATAATGCGCAAGTTTGGTGTTGATGACAAGGGCGGTTATATATCCCCGAGCCGTTTTGGATATTCCAATCTTCCGGACATCATCAGAAGAAAGTATCTGGTGGCACCTAAGAAGATTTCGCAGCCAACTCTGTTCGAAAATATAATTGCATCGCTTTAATATTTAACATGAAACGCTTGGCACTTCGTAACTATTTTGTTACATTTGCTATAAATTAACAAGTTACAGGCAAAAAGCTTATATAAGAAAGATTCTATATGCTGACACAATGATGCTTCCATAGTCCTTGTCAGAATATCAGCTATAGAATCTTTCTTTTTTACTTAATAACAATTATGACTACATTAAAAGAACACTCTCTCAACCTGCAGGAGCAGGCATACCATGACTATCCGGCATGGTCCTATTCAAAGATTGCAAAATATGCAAAGGAAGGCTTCAGCGCAGTGGATGCGATACTCAACGGCAAGCATGATGAGCCTACAGCATCAATGGAGTTCGGGTCACTGTTTGACAGCATGATTACAAAAGGGAAAAAGGCGCTCGATGACTACATCGTGTATGATGGAAGTGTACCGCCGTCAGAAAAGCGCGTACTTGACTGTCTCGCACAGCGTACTGAAGCAAGTTCGCTGATGAGCATACCGTTGAACATAATACAGCAGGCAATGGATGACTGCCAGTATTATACAAACTGGAAATGTGACACAAGATTCAAACGCCTCTGTGAATATCAGCAGTACTTTGAAGCCGCAAGCTCCGGGAAAAAGATTGTATCGCGTGCAGACTGGGATGACGCTGTGGAAATGTACAAGGTGTTCAGAAGTGACAGCTTTCTCAAGGAGCTGTTCGGAACAAAGAGCACGGATGAGGTTGAATATTTGTATCAGATGCAGTTTCTTGTTGACTGGGAGCTGTCCGAATGGCACACTGTCAAGCTGAAAATAATGCCTGACCTGCTTAAGATAGACCATGTGAACAAGACTGTCCAGCCTGTCGACCTCAAGACAAGCTCAATACCGGCATGGAACTTCAAGGAGAACTTTATCAGGTACAGATATGATATACAGGCAAAGCTGTATTCGGATGTGCTCCGTGTTGTTCTTGATGATGCTGGCATGAAGATGTACACAATCCTTCCGTATCTTTTCACAGATATAAGCAGGTCGGACAAGATTCCTGTGACATACGTATATGACCAGACATCCCCTGAGCAGCAGGAAGGCTTCTCGTTCACATCAAAAGGAAAGTCATACACCTACAAGGGATGGCAGACACTTCTGAATGAGATTCTCGACTATCAGGATATCAATGCAAAGGTGCCGTCAAACATAGAGCTTGGAAAACCGAATGACATTCTAGAAATTATTAACAATGATAACTAAAAACATTGCCTACCTTACACTAAACGGCAACGAATATAAAGGCTATACTTTATATACTGCTGTATATAAGGAATTTGATGATTCATACATTGCTGTCACAAAGGATTTCTATGACAGACTGTGTTCCGGAAATCTTGAAGCTATCGACAGAACAGCTGCACCGGCTGAAGGATGCAGCCTGTATGTGGCGCCGAACTGTGCGATACCGATAGATGACCTGCGTAACCGATACACGATAAAGCGTAACATAGACACTGGAGACTATAATGTGCTTTCACCTAATAAAATCAGCTATGCTTACATACATAAAACGACATTCGCCGTGATACAGTCAATGAAAATAATTGTAGCATGCAGCAATGAATTGGACAGCAACAGCATGCTCACGTATATAATCCAGAATTTTCCAGACATTGACTGCAGCGGAATGTACATCGAAACAATATACAAATGTATCTACTACATAAAAGACTGCTCCTATGCACTTCGTAAACTGTTGAGCGGCACATGCGAGAAGCCGTGGATTCTGCATACACAGCTTAAGCTTTCCAGCGTCAATACGCTTGACCTGGATACACTTCAGCTGCTGTATTCGATAGGAATAAAATATACTGAGACTTCCGTCAGCGATTTTATAAGGCAGCTTGTAGCCATCAACCAGTATAACTGGAGAGAGTGCAAAGGCACAATATCTCTTCTTCTGACAATATTGTCGTCATATATGACATTTACCATAATTACAAGAAAGAAGAGCTGCCTGCCAAAGGCTGCTGCGATAATAGTAAAGGAATGTAACAGTCCGGCGTTTGTGTCAACGCAAGACATCAGTCTTGCACAGTCATTCATCTCGCAGATTCTGAACATGAGTGACTTGAGATTTGTAGCATTTGATGCACTGTATAATAAGCTTGTAAAAAACTCAATTCCGATACATTATTTCACAGCACTGTATAAACCAATAGTAAGGATAGAACCAGTAGCAGCAAAATGATGGAATACAGAATTGAGTTAAAGGATATAGAAATAGGTATTCCTGTTGTGATGTTCTTTACAGGAAAAGGCAAGAAGGTAAACTATGCAATCATTGACACAGGCGCTGAGCAGACAATATTCGATGAACAATTCATCAGAAAAAACAGGAAAGACATCATCCTTGTGGACACCTGTGAGCAGCTCTCAATAGTCGGTGCGGTAATGGAGCATCAGATTGCCTCGGTTGTTCATGCAACAGCTACGGTCAGCTTTGTGCATACGAGCGACGATGCTGGCGGGACAGGAATAATAAAGCTACCCATTGACGGCATTGTCATGCCCCTGTCACATCTTTCGCAGTATTCTATGAACGGATTGAAAATTTCCGCGATAATAGGAACTGATGTACTTGACAAGCTTAATTCAAAAATAGATTTCTCATCAAAGACATGGAGCTTTAATTATGATTTACCTAGTAAGCGACAAAATCACATTGCCTTATGACACCGACATAGGTCGCCTATCCGTACAGGAGAGCATCGATATGGTGTCCGGATGGCCAGTAGTCCAGTTCGATACTGAGACTACTGGTCTTGACTGCCACGTGAACAGTCTGACGTCTATGCAGTTCGGATACAAGGACTTCAAGTCCGGTAACTGCACAGCCATAGTCGTTGACTGCTCATGTACTTCTCCAGAATTGTACAAATCTGTAATAGAGGATTCCTATCTGATAGGGCACAATCTCAAGTTCGACCTCAAGTTCCTGTATAATTTCGGCATCGTGCCGTTGAGAGTGTATGACACGATGATTTGTGAGCAGGTGCTGTATCTCGGTTACAAACCAGGGACAGTATCATACAAGCTGGGTGATGTGCTGTTGAGGAACACAGGAATTGATATTGACAAGTCATTCCAGTCGGAGATTGCAACAAAGGGTCTGACCGTTGAGGGCATAACGTACTCAGCACATGACGTAATGTATCTGCAGGACATCAGGAAGGCGCAGATGACAGTTGCAAAGAGCAGAAAATGCGTAAAGGCACTGACGCTTGAAAGCAGCTTCGTTCCTGCGATAGCCTATCTGGAGTGGTGCGGAATACATCTGGACGAGGAGAAGTGGAAAAAGAAAATGGAGAACGACAGGAAAGTTCTTGAAGAATGCAGAAGTCGTCTTGACGAATATGTCAGAAACAGCACTGCGCTGAAGGACAAGTTCGTATCATCATATTCGGAAGCAAGCCTCTTCGACAGCAATTTCGTGTCATCGGTGATTGTGGACTGGAGCAGTTCAAGACAGGTGGTGCCCGTGCTTCAAGAATTGGGCTTCAACACGAAGACCAAGGACAAGAAGACGAAACTGGAGAAAGACTCTGCAGAAGAGAAGGTGATATCCACGCAGAAAGGAATAGCGGACGACTTCCTGTCACTGTATTTTGATTACAAGGGCGCAGAAAAGAATGTATCATCCTATGGACAGGGGCACCTCAATCTGATAAATCCCAATACAGGAAGACTGCATACAGTTTTCACACAGATTGGTACTACCACTGGAAGAATGTCATCAGGCAGCAGGTCACCGAACAGGGACTTGGCAAGGGTAAAGAAGCTGTTTCCTGAAGATGTGAGATTCGTGAACCTACAGAATCTTCCATCAAAAGGTGATGACGGAAAAATATGCAGGTCATGCTTCACTTCAACCAGTACTAATGTGTTTATCTCGTGCGACTATGCAGCCGAGGAGTCGCGGGTGCAGGCTGATGTATGGAACGAGAAGAAGCTCCTCGATTCATTCGAGCATGGAATAGACACGCATAATCTATATGCAAAGTTATGTTTTCCGGATGAACTGAAGGACGTAGATGTGAAAGATGTAAAGAAGCTTCGTCCTGACTTAAGACAGAAGGCCAAGTCAGCTGAGTTTGCAGTTGGCTATGGTTCTGACGGAACTTCAATAGCGGCAAACATAGGAATGCCTATAGACAGGGCAAGGGAGATGGTACAGAATCTTCTGAAAGGAATGCCAGGAATGGCGAACTTCAAGAAAGAGGCCACAAATTTTGTAAAAAAATATGGATACATCATAATAAACAAGGACACAGGACACAGAGTATACTGGCCTGAATGGTCACGATGGAAAGCCGATGCAGACAGAATGGACGCTGAGTTCATGCAGAACTATACATTGTATCATAAAGGCACAGACGATGAAGTATGCAAGATGGTAAGAAGACATTTCCAGATAGGTCATGACTGGTTCGAGAAGAACGTGCTGAACTATCCTATACAGGGCGGAAGTGCCATAGTGCTTAAAGAAGCTATGGTAAATTTGTTCAAGTGGGTAGTAAGGCACGGATATTTTGGAAAAATTCTATTCTGCGTCATGGTTCATGATGAATGCGATGTAGAGTGTCCAGCAGAAATAGCAGATGATTTCGCAAAAGTTATGCAGGATATAATGGCTAAAGCAGCCGCAAAGTATTATCATAAGTTACCGATACCTGCAGAGGCAAGCATTGGTGACCATTGGATTCATTAATCATTATGAAAGAAGAAGTTATAATAGAATGGGAAGACAGCTATGGAACAATAACAGGCTGGCAAGGAATAGAAGACTTTGCTCCAGAGCTTCTTAAAGTGAAAAGCTATGGGGTAATTGTACACGAGAATAAAGATACAGTCTCTTTGGCGCAGAATTATGCCAAGGAGACTGAGTATACGCAGGAGCAGGCAAACGGAATAATGGTTATTCCAAGAACCTGTATAAGAAAGATTACTTTTTTACACGATGCTCTTGTCTGAAGTCTGTATCAGAGCAGAAGTAGCAATAGATTTAATCTTTTTAGGAGTTTTTGAATCGCGCAGAACAGCAGATGCCAGCTTGGCAACTCTTGCTGATGTTTTTTCATTATTTCCCATAACAGTAAGTTTTATACAAATTTAATAAAATGAAAGTAAAACTAAAGAAACTGCATCCGGATGCAGTAGTGCCCTTCAAAAAGCACGAATTAGATTTCTGTTACGATGTCGTAGCGACGTCAATAGAACAGATAGGTTCAAACGTATGGAAATACGGTCTTGGACTTGCTTTTCAGATTGACAGGGGAGTTCTTGCCGAACTTCCGTCAAAATTTGCAATCAGTTTCAGGCCAAGAAGCAGTGTGTACAAGACCGGGCTTGTGCTCAGCAATTGTGTAGGAACAATAGACGAGGACTATCGTGGAGAAGTGTCCGCCATATTCTATAAAGTTGCAGACGGAGAAATCTATAACGTCGGGGACAGAATCGGGCAGATATATTTCAGCGAGACTGTCCCTATGGACTTTGAGGTTGTAGATGAACTTTCTGACACTGAGCGTGGTGCAGGAGGTTTCGGTTCAACAGGTAAATAAGATGATTTTATCCTCTTATTTTGTAGAAATTATGCAGAATAAGAGGATAAATCTGTTTTAATACTAAATTTTCACATTTATGACATACAAAGCTACATTTTCGGAAAAAGGTCATGTGATGTCTCAGACATTCACCAAGGAAGGTGCTACTGAGCAGGATGTGATTGAATGGTTCGGTCTTAACGAATCAGACATAGACTGGTATAAAATTGAAAAATTATAATTATGAACGAGAACATAAATCTTTGCGAAATCCTTAAGGATTGCCCGAAAAATACGAAGCTATGGTCGTCAGTATATGGTTATGTATGGCTGAAAGAGATTATAGATAGAAAACTCACAAATACACCAATCATATTGACATCACCAGGATTTGACGATATACGGCTCTATAATGATGGGAAATACTATAACATCCAGGAAAGTGAATGTATAGTGTTTCCGTCTGAAACACAGCGTGACTGGAGCAAGTTCAAGGTGCCTGTCAAGAGGTTTGACCCAAAGAATTTCAAGCCGTTTGACAAGGTGCTGGTAAGAATCGGTCAAAGCGATATGTGGTTAACATCATTTTTTGCTTTTCATAACAATATGGGGAAATATCCCATTTGCTGTATCAATGGATGTATAGCTGCGATTGCTATTCCCTACAACGACGAGACGAAGCATCTTCTAGGAACTACAAATGATTGCCCAGAATACTATAAATGGTGGAAAAATGAGTAAGCAAAACAGATTCATTTGTGATATATGCGGGAAATCATTTCCACTAACTGTAAATGGTTTCAGCAAATACTATACGCTTTATGGTAGGGCAGTATGTGAAGAATGTTATAATAAAAATGTTAGATATTATACTGCTGGAGATTATGTTAATATAAGATAGGCAATAGATAGAATTAATTATGAACAAAAGTCTTAAAGAAATGATTGCTCCTAGATGGATTGAGGAACAGCAAGGAGTTTATATTCCTTTGATTGATAAGGTATTGCTTAAGGATAATGTTCCGAAAATGCCTTATGGTGATTATATGAGATACGCCAAAGATAACAATGTGAAGATTGCAACAAAGGAAGAGCTACTCCAAATGTACCTTCAAAAAGAGGAGATTAACATTATCCTCAAAGAGCATAATGGAGATTTGCTTGACGACTGGTTTGCGTCCTCGTCGGAGTATAATTCGTCTTATGAGTGGATCGTCTACTTCGGCTCCGGCTATTGCACCACCGCATACAAGGATAGTTCATATCTCAGCCGGGCGGTCGTGGCATTCAAAGAAGATAGACAGGAGAATTCTTTACATGAGTATGAACAATCTATTGATTGGGAGCAGCGCAGGTATGAGATTGCAAAAGCAGCTTTGGTTGGACAGTTGGCTTCTCCAATAGTGGATGGAATTGACCCAAATCCACCAATGCCACAAGTTACGCAGTGGGCAGTTAAGTTTGCTGACGCACTTATCGAAGAATTAAAGAAATAGATATTATGGCAAGAGTTAAAGAATATTTTTACAATACGATATGTGATTGTTGTGGAGAACTTTGCAATGGTGAGTATTGGAGGGTTGACGAAACTTATGCAGACGAGGATTTGCAGGAAAGCAACTGGATAAAAAGAGGTGATAAATACTATTGTCCAGATTGCTGGCATTATGATGAGAATGATAATGTTGTGACAGCGGACGGCAATGTTTGGGATGGGGATAGTGGAGTCCTTATGAAGAATTAAAGAAATAGTTATGACTATCGAAGAAAAAGCAAAAGAAATCTTCCAAGCTCAAGAATACATGGAATGTGAGAATGCTTCGGATGAGATGTGGATGAAGAGAGATGCGTTTGAGAGAGGTGCTCAATGGATGTTGAGTGAAATTCAGAACTGGTTCAATAATCAACCGTCAGTACAGTATTCCGCTTGGGGGAAGCTAGCAGAAGAAAGTTTGGAGCAATTCAGAAAAACGATAGAGAAATGATTGAATTTGGCATAGGAGTTATAATCCTAATACTTGCATTGATTTTAGCGTATCTTGCAGGACGTCTAGCAGAAAGCAACAGTTCCGAATTTGACTTTAGTGCTGTGTGCTTTATTATAACGGCAGTAATAGCATTAATAGTTGGCGTTGTTCTAACAGTAGATAGCTGCACAACAGCAGAATTCCCAGCAGCTGAATACACAATCTCGCTCAAGGCGGTGACACTTGACAATCAAACTGATACAACGTATATCTTAAAAAAGAAATAACATGGCAAAAATCATTTACAAAGAGGGATGCGAGGGCCAGAACAGGCTCGAAAGCATCGATGGCATCGAGATTGAGATGTTCAACGGACAGAGGGCGCTCATCTATCCGAAGTATGAAGTACACGAAATGTTTGAGGAGGGCAAGGAAATAGAGTGGGACGCAAAGCGCGTGTCGGAGATTGAGGCTCTGAAGAAGACGGACAACCTCTGGGCGACGGGCGCACTCTTAAGGTGCGGAAGTCCAGCTGCGGAGTTTGCCAGCAATTTCCGCTCTGACAAGCACGGCATTTTCGGGCTGCCTACACTGCTTGCAGCAATGGAAATTCAAGACCAGAAGAAAGACATTGACGCACTCGCGGAGACGATTAAAGGCGCAGACCTCCTCCGTAACTTCTCCAGTCTCGTCTGGTCTTGTTCCCATTTCAGCTCGGTTAACGGTTGGATTGCGGTTGGCAACGGTGGTTATGCCGGCGGCAATGACTTGTGCAACCAGCTCCTTTGTATCCCCCTTGTGCTTTACAGATAATCTAATCTTCGGCAGTGGCGCGTCCATGCGCCCTGCCAATAAAAACATAATACAATGAAAGCAAGAATGGCAAGGAAGATAATAGGCTATCACAACCCTGAGCTGTGGCACAGGAACAGGCATAGGCGCAGCACCGTGAAAAGAGCTGCCGCGACTATATTTAAGACAAAACGCTACAGGGTATGGCTTGCAAGGCATATTGTAGCTAAATTCGCTGACAGGTCAATGTGCAAGTGTCCGGACGGAACATACGCCTTTGTGGAGAATGAACTGATAAGAATGGAGGATAAAGTATGAACACATCTATTCACTTTGAGAACGGACACGGCTGTGTAGATTTATACAGAGGTACAGAAAAGTTCACTATCGCCAACCTTTTTGTAATGAAGAGCGACAGGAAACGAGGTTATGGAACCGAGCTGCTGCATGCTGCCATAACAGAATTCAATCACGAGAATCTTTATGCGAAGGGGCGGCTGCAACTTACATTACGTGTTCTGCGTGACTCCTGGGTGGAGGAATGGTACGAAAGAGAAGGATTTCAGCGTCATTGCGATGATGCGGTTGATGAAAGATATGTATGGATGATTTTTCAAGACAAGTGATTATACTGTACAGAATTAAGGGAGAAGCTGCTGATAAAGATATTAGTTAATATTATCAATAAATTAAAAATATAGAACATCATATTGACTGGAAAGTTGGCAACGAACCAGGGAGTCACGAGGAAATCCGCCTTACCATAGGGAACAGCGGAAACGTGTCGTTGACTGTGGTAGATGAGAACCGTAGAGTGTCATCTGAGTCTATGACTATGGAAGTTGCGAAAAGAGTTATAAAAGATTATGCAGAAACATTGGAGAGATATAAATGAAACTGATATGTTCGATAGTAATTGCAGCAAATTTAATATCTGCAATAACTAATGGCATAAGCCATAATTGGCAAGTTGCCTTTGATAATGTGGTAATACTATTATCATGGATTTTAATATTAATACTTAACAACAAACTTGAAGACAATACGAGTAAGTAAAAACACGAGTAAACATGAGTAAATTTCGAATAATACAGGCTCAAAACATGCTTGGTGAAATAATCTATGTGCCACAGTACAGAAGACTCCTCAGCTGGAGAACATTCTCACCAACAACAAAGTTCTATACACTTGCCAACGCAATTAACTTTTTGAAAGATAATACTATATATAAAGTTAATGCTGTACAATTTGAGTTGTAAGATATGATTGTAAAAGAATTGATTAAGGCATTACAAAATATGCCTGAAGACCAAGAGGTTGTGATGTTTGACAGCCTGTCCTACTATACTCCGAGTAAAGTATATGTATGCAACTGGACAAACAGCAGTGACCTTAAAGGAAAAGTAATCATTGACTAATATGGAAAAGGAAAGAGTGAATCATCCGTCACATTATCAGCTTCCTAACGGACTTGAGGCAATCGACATTGCACGTTACCTTGATTTCAATCTGGGTAACGTCGTGAAATATGTAGTTCGTGCAGGAAGGAAGGATGAGAATGGAATGAAACTTAGAGACAAGATGATAGAGGACTTGCAAAAGGCAAAGTTCTATCTTGAGGATGAAATAAATGCATTGACAAATGAAAAAGAAAGAGCCGAAGGTACCAAGAGAAGTATTTGACAATATAGATGCTGAGCTTAATGCAAGTACAGTAGTCACTGAAGTTGTAACTGCATCGCTAATATGCAATGCACTTGATATAATGCTTCGCGACGTTGACAACAGAATCAGGTCTGTGTACAAGAAGTATGGACTAAATGTGAAAGTGTCTGACAGCGATAACATAATAACAGGAATGGCAAGATACAGCAAGGCTGTGAAGAATGCGCTGTACTGGTTCGGAAGAGACATTGAGCCAAGAATAACAGACTGCACATTTGACAGCTCCGGAGTCGTTGCATACGATGACTTCAAGTGCTCCGCGAATGAGCTTTGTCGTTTTGTACTTATGCTTGTCGACAGGGGGAAGAACGACGGAGCAATGGAAAAAATCTTTAAGTACCTGATGCGGCTGAAGGCAGGTGACAGGTTCACTACCGACGACTTCAACCGGTTCTATCTTAAATAATGTTATGCCTTGCCAAGAAAATGGTCGATGACTCTCCTGTTAGCGTCATCGACTTTTTTCTGGTCCGGCTGTATATATATGAAAGTGGTTCTGTTGATTTGAGAATGTCCTAAAGCCATCGCTATCACATCAGATGATATGTCGAGGCTGTGCGCAAGCGTGGCCCACGTGTGTCTTGCATAGTATGTGGTTATTCCCTGTATGGATGTCCCATTTTCAGCAGAACCTATTTTCTTTAATCCATCATTAATCTCATGCACGAAACTTTCATAATGCTTGCAGTGATCCATCGCATCAAGAAGGTATTCTCCAGCACCTGAATGTCTGTTTATAAGTTTATATGCTTCCGGCTGCACCTTGATTGAATATCTCTTTCCGGTTTTTTCCCTTGTGTACTCAAGACGACCGTTCACTATTTGCGACTTCTTTGCAAGAAGAATGTCCTTCGTGTTTATTCCTATAAGATAGAACATCAGAAAGAAATAGTCACGGTACACAGCATTCAGTTCAGTGGTACGGCAATCGTGAAACCTACGCAGCAAGTCCACAGGTATGCACCTCTTAGCCGTCTCCTCGTGCTTTATCTGAAACGAGGCAAAAGGATAGCCTTCCATAAGACCGTTGTTTCTTGCATAGTTGCAGACTGCACGTAGGCTTCTCATATACATAGAGCGGCCATTTGCACCTTGTGTCTTTGCCATGAACTGGTCAAAAGAGCGAAGCCATTTCAGATTGACCACCTCAATTCTTGTGCGCTCTCCTGAGAAAGCTATGACTTTGCGCAGTGCAGAATAGTATATGTCCTTTGTCCCGTCCTTCAGATTTCCTGTGTCCATATATTCAAGAAACAATTCCTGAAGCGTCGGGCATTTGATTCTTTTCACAGAAGACACAGATTTCTTTATATCCGATGCAGACATGGACTGGAAGTCATCCTCCATCGAGAGCAGTGCAATAGATTTGTCCAGTTCGCTTTTCTGCTCATAGAGTTTAGCGTTTATAGCTTCCGAGCCTTTCAGATTTATTACTTTTTGATTGGACCAATTTTCAGGAAGAACCCGGACACCTGTCTTTACCGTTGTTGTTGTAGAATTATGATATATGCTTATGAGTACAGAACCTTTCCCGTCCTGTGCCTTCCCCCTTAAATCAAGGAACAGTCTTGTGGATGCCATAGTCTTTTTCTGTTTTCCTGTTCAAAGATAGAAACAAGTTTGCATTCTGCATAGAATCCTGCATAGGCAGGAAAAAATTTGACAGGCTTGTCGATAAAAAACAAACATCTCTGTTATCTCTAACAAAGATGTTTCTCCGCTTAACAGATAAACTGTTAAAGTAGTGGGAGCAGAGGGAGTCGAACCCCCGACCCTCTGCTTGTAAGGCAGACGCTCTGTGCGATGCTATCATTTGACTATAAACAATTTATCGTAAAGTCAAACAGCATTCTGCATAGTTTTCTGCAAAAATTATTAGTAACTTCAAATCAAAACAAAACATCATGAACTACGATTTGACAATCAAAGAAGAAAGAAAGAACTTCATAAAAAGAGCAAACTATTTGCTTAAGAATCAGAGAGTTAATGTATCATTGAAAGATGATTCAAATAGAACTCTCAATCAGAATTCATACATACATGTCCTGTGTAGGATACTTGCAGCCCAGACTGGAGTCACAGAGGCCTATGCAAAGCAAGTATATCTGAAGGACATTGCATGCCGTGACATATTCGTTACCACGACAAAGGACAAGGTCACAGGCACTATGGTAAAATACTACCGAAGCACAAGTGACCTGTCCATACCGGAAATGAGAAAGACAATATCAATGTTTCGTGAATGGGCGTCGGAAAACGGATTCAGCCTTCCGGACGCCACGATAGCGGATGACGGCTCAATGTCATTCAGCTCCCAGAGTGACAGCGACGCATATCATCAGGCAGTGATACAGACTAGCAAGCTGGAGGATTATCTCTAGATGCATCTCTCCCACGGAATCGGTATCCCCTTTCTCACGCAGTCGGCATAGAACCTGTTGAAGATGAAGCCGTCAGCCTGGTCGATGTCGTCCACATAGTCCTTCACGAACAGGCACAGGCTTCTCTCATCAGGCAATGACGAGCCAAAGAAGTCGGACTTTGCCATGTTGAACACGTACAGCCCGTCATACATGACATCATTGTCAAGCTGTATTCCATACCCAAGCATATAGGAATCGAACTGCTCCTTGCTTACAGGCGTGAACCTTTCAGCCTTCCCGTCTGAGCCACGGACTTTCATCTTGGACACTGCAAAGTCAAACATCCCCTTTGAGAAATGCCTGCCGTAGTGTCTCAGATATGCCCTCATCTCAGACGGTATGATGTCATAGCAGTCAAGCGAATCATGTTCCATGGCTAGTATCTTGAGCCTTTACGTGAATACGAATCCATCCTGCCACGTCTTGAACGGCGCATAGACTCTCTTGATTCATACCCATCATCATCGTAGTCCTCATCATCGTCACGCTCGTCATCCTGCGAGAACTCGTCAAGACAGCTGATGAGCTGCTTTCCGCACGACATCATATTCTTCACAAGACTTGACATCCTGCCAATCTTGCTCTCTTCAATCTCTATCATATACATAACGTCATTTGTTTTCAGACGTATGCCCAAGTGCCTTGGAGACCATCTCCGCCAGCTTGGAGAGCGAGCTTTCCATTCCGCCTATCTTCCCCTCAAGGCTGCTGAGCCGACTGTCCCTTTCAGATTCACGCTGAAGTTCCGGATTGAGTTCCTTCTGCATAGCTTCGCAGGCCTCGACCACACGCTTGTGGTAGTCCACACTGTCGATTATGCCTCTGCTGTTCCTAAGCATCGCATCAATCTCGGAAAGCATGGACTGACGGCTCTCGGATACTACGACACCGTTTCCTCCGAAGTTTGCAATCTCAAGGTTGCTCGGAAGCTGCTTGAAGTCAAGCACCTCATCTCCGACCTTTACAGAAATGTCGACTGTTGTCTCGACTCCGTACTGTCCTATGACAGGCTGAGCGCCG